GGAGTTGTATCCTCCCGACAGGACAACTAAAGGAAAGCCCTCAGTGTCTGCCCCCACTTTGAAGATCCTTCTGGAACAAACTAATGAGGAGCTAGAGAAACGTGGTTAACTGGAAATACAGAGACGAAGGAAAGAGAATCAGTAAGGAAGTCCTAGCTGGTAAGAGTACGGATGATCTACGCAACACAAAGAAGTTCCTGCAAGGCTTGTTGGATCTTCGTAAGTCTGAGAAGCTAACCAAAACTTATATCACTGGTACAAAGAAGGCTATTGCATACAACGGACACAATAAGGTGTACATGGTATATAACTTCGACGGTACTGCTACTGGGCGACTGTCCTGTGCTTCTTACAAAGCTAAGGAAGCTATGGGTGTTTCTTTTCACACTCTACCCAGGGAGAAAGAGAATAACATTCGTAGCCTGTATAAAGCCCCTGGAAATTGGTCTTTTATTGCTGCCGACTACAAGGCTATGGAGCTTAGAATCCTAGCACACATTGCGAAGGAGGGTAACATGCAGCTTGCCTTCAACCAAGGTGCTGACCTCCACACATATACTGGTAAGCTCCTGTTCAACAAGAAGGAGATCACAAAGACAGAGAGACAGATCGCCAAGACAGTATCCTTCTTGATCGTGTACGGAGGAGGAGCGTTCAACCTTAGTGAGACTATGGGGATCTCTCTACCCAGAGCTAAAAAGATTATCGCGGATTACGAGAACGTCTACCCAGGCATCTTCTCTTACATGGAGTTCGTAAATAATTATATCAAAGAGAACGGATACGCCTACTCTATTTTCGGTCGCACAAGGAACCTTCCCAACGTATGCAGTAGAGACTTCAAGGTAGTTAACAGATCCCTGAGACAAGGGTTGAACTTCACCATCCAAAGTCCTGCGTCTGATATCCTAATGACCGTTCTACTTGGTATTGATAGACGAATCGAGGAGGAAGGGCTGCAAGGATACGCAGTCGCTACGGTGCATGACAGCATCGAAGCAGTTTGTCCCAAAGAAGAGGAGAAACAAATGCTCGACATCATCTATCATGAAATGGTACACTACCCTCTTGTGAAAGAGATCTTCAACATCCACTTCGACATTCCCTTGGACATCGACATCGAAGTAGGTACCAATTTTGGTAACTGTAAGGAAGTGACAGCTTGGTAAATATTAAAGTACTAGACAGGGGATCAGTGGAGTTAATAAGTAGCACCTGTAAAGGTGATCTACTTGTAGTAAATGCTGCTAGGTGTTCCTTTGATAAAGCACATGAGATATTTGAGAATGACAAAGATGCAAAGCTTATTAATTACTTGGCAAAGCATAAGCATTTACTTCCCTTCCGTCATCCTAGTGCTACTATTAGAATCGTCGCTCCTCTGTTCGTACTAAGACAGATAGGCAAGCATCAAGTGGGGTTCAGTTGGAGTGAGGTATCTCGTAGGTACATTAAATCAGAGCCTGAGTTTTATATTCCTTGGAAGTTTAGAGCTAGACCAAATAATGTGAAACAGGGATCTATTAATGAAGAACCAAAGGGAGGGAATACCAATGCTAGAGTTCGCGTTGGTATAGCAAACAAATATGCTTTGCAAGAGTATTCAAATTTATTAGAGATGGGGGTTTGCCCAGAGCAAGCTCGTATGGTCCTGCCCCAATCTATGTACACCACAACAGTTACAACGGGAACACTACTAGGTTGGCACCATATGTTCACACAAAGAACAGACCCTCACACTCAGCTTGAAACCCAGGAGTATGCTAAAGCTATAGGTAAGATTATGGAAGAACTATTCCCTGTTAGCTGGAAAGCTTTATGTCAACACTCATAATAGGCGATTTGCATTTTGTCGATAAGCCCCCTGGTCTTCTAGAAGCTCAGAAGAATGCTGTCCTAAAGATTTGCGAAGAAGCTGATCATTGTGATACTATTGTATTCCTTGGCGACCTAATGATGCACAGACATCCTCGCCCAGCAGTACTCTTAGCTTTGAAAGAAGTGTTTGATACTATACAACACAAGCATGTGTTTGTGCTTAGAGGCAACCATGATAGCGTTAGCAAGGCAGATGATGGTGTTACTGCCTTAAGTTTGTTTGAGAATGAGCGGTGGAGTACAAACATAATTACTCACACATACACAGATCACAAAAGGAGAATGGTATTCATTCCACACTATGAAGATGAACAAATCATTAAAGAAGCTCTTGCTAATGTCCCTGAGGGGTATACTGTTTTCGGTCACTTTGGTTATCACGGTGTTCTTAATTCTGCCGGGGACGCTGATTTTGGTCTTGCCTTATCTGATTTTAAAAACCCTACTATCCTGGGACACATTCATAAAGAAGGCACTAACGGAAACGTCTCCGTCCTCGGAACGCCCTACACTATCAACTTCGGGGACCGAAGCAAAGACTGCTACTATGGTATCCTTGATGATGAATATCCCAGATCTACCAGCAGCAGCACAGGCTCTTTCAACCTTAAAAAAATCCCGTCAACGTGGGGACCAAGACATATCGTAATGGATTATGAGGATGTAGAGGATAACCTAGACTTCATCAATGATGATGGAGAGTATGGCTACACTCTACTGAGAATCAATATCAATACTGTTAGTGAGGACCAAGAGGACATTGCTGCTTTGTGTGATAAGATTACTGCTCCCTTCGTACAGGTTAGATACAAACCCCTACTAGACGAGAGGGATGAGTTTGAGACGGACGATAGGGTATTTACTACCGCTATTAACGACGAGTTGTTTGATCACTACATCAACCAGAGCAACGCAAAGATAAATAAGGACGAACTTCTTGGCGGATTGAAACTAATTCATGAACATCAACAAGACAGAAATAACTAACTTCTATTCCCTTAAGGACGTTAAGGTAGACTTTGATTCGTACTCTGGTTTAGTCCTACTAGAGGGGAAGAATAAAGATACCAAGGGGTCCAATGGGTCAGGCAAAAGTGCCCTCATTGAAGCAGTAACATGGTGCCTATTCGGTAGTACTATTCGTAAGTCTTCCAACGATGATATCATCAACAACCTTGCAGGAAAGGACTGTAGTGTAAAGCTCACGGTTAACGACGAGTATGTCATCCATAGGAGTAAGAAGCCTGGGTTCCTTAAGTTCTTCAAGGGAGACAAGGAGATAACAAGAGACTCCGTAAGGAACACCCAAGCATTCATCGAGGAGACACTACACACTAACTATAAGGTGTTCCTAGCCTCTTCTGTGTTCGGACAGCAAAACAACATGGAGTTCATCACTGCTACTCCTGATGATAAACGCACCATCATTAAGAATTTCCTGAACTTGGAGGAGTTATTCTCCCTCAGAGAATCCGTTAAGCGTCTGAAGTCTGAGTACTCACAAAAGATCAGGAGCCAGGATGCTATCATTGCAGAGCATGAGAAGAGTATAAAAGAGTTTGATAACAAGCTGAGCAAGATGGACAAGGCAGAGGATACATCGTTCGAAGGAACTCTCGACCTATCCTTGGGTGATATCCTAGTGCAGGAAAAAGAAGTAGAGCTACATATTTCCCGAATCGCAATGTCTAATACTCTTATTAGGCAGGAGGATTCTATACTACGAGAGCTAACTATGAATTCTCACAAGTGTAGTAAATGCGGTTCAAAGGTAAAGGGATTATCTAAGGAAGACTACGCTCGTAAGAAGCAGGAAAGCGAAGCTACGCTTCAAGAACTAGGAGAACAGCATAGGTTACTAGAGGCCTATACTCCTGAGGTTCCTATATCCTCCCTTGAGTTCTCTAAACTACAGGAGTACAAAACTCTCAAGTCCCAAGAGGCAACCTTTCTTGAGCTTAAAGAGGAGACTCTTGTTAGGATCCAAGAAGCTCATGACATCAAGCAAGAGTTCAACAGTAAGTACGAGATCATGAGGTTCTGGGAGAAGGCATTCTCTGAGCAGGGTATCGTCAAGTATATTATCAAGAACGTGCTCTCATATTTCAACTCCAAGGTGAACTTCTACCTAGCCCACCTCTCTCAAGGCAAGTTCATCATTGAGTTTGACGAACAACTTAAGGAGACGGTCACTCACCGTAAGAATGTTATTCCCTTCGTGTCCTTATCAGGAGGAGAGAAGAAGAAAGTAAACCTAGCTGTGATGCTTGGGTTGCAGGAGCTTTTGAAGATCTCCCACAAAGAGAAAAACAATCTGATGTTTTTGGATGAAGTTGCTGAATCTCTTGACAACGAAGGGTTGGACGGACTATATACTCTGCTGTCTGAGCTAAAGAAAGACAAGACTTTGTTCGTAATTACCCACAATAATTATCTTAAATCTCTAATGGATAACAGCAGGACTATTACTATGATAAAGTCTAATGGAATTACAAAGGTAGTGGGTAAATAACTATGGCAAATGCAACTTTAGGTAAGCTAGGACAAGAGATTTTCGAAGCAAGATACGCTTACCCAGGCGAGACTAAGTGGGCAGACAGGGCGAAGGTAATAGCTAAGGTAGTAGCTTCCGCTGAGAGGGATGAGCAGAAAGAGAAAATTGAGAAATCTTTTTATGATGCTGTGGGCTCAGGTGATTTCATTCCTGGGGGTCGTATCATTTACGGTGCTGGGCGTAACAGGGGGAATCATAACCTGCTTAATTGTTATGTTATTATTCCTGATGATAACGTTGATTCAATTGGCAAAACTATTAAGGATATGTACAGGATTTCCTGTGCAGGAGGAGGAGTAGGCTTCAACGTATCCAAGCTCCGTCCTAAAGGGGATGATATCGGCAGCGTCCCCAACTCAGCCCCTGGGAGCGTCTCTGTGCTCAAAATGATCAATGAGGTAGGTGAGCATGTCCGAGCAGGAAAGAACCGCAGGACGGCTCTCATGGGGATCCTCAACATCACTCACCCAGACCTCCTAGAGTTCTTGAGTGTGAAGCTAGACCAGGGAGAACTAAACAACTTCAACATCTCCGTAGCTATCACTAATAGATTCCTAGAGGCAGTAGAGTTGGGAGAGGACTGGTTCTTCACGTTTAACAACAAAGAGTACCACAGGTATCAGCTTTGCAGGAATGGTGAAGATCTTATCTGGGTGATTGGTATGAGTGAAGAGGATGCTCTCAACAGAGCTAATAACTTCAACAAATTAGCAAGCACCGATGTTTTTGAAGTGGTAATGATAGATGATATCAAAGCAAATGAGCTTTGGGATATCATCTGGAAGAATTCCGTTGAGTCTGGCGATCCTGGTATATATAACATTGATTTAGCGAATAGTTATACTAATGTTTCATACTTTGAAAGCCTGGATGCAACGAACCCTTGCGGAGAAATCTCATTACCTAGTTATGGTAATTGTTGTCTCGGCAATATTAACCTCAGTAATATGGTTTTGGATGACGGTAGCGACCTTGATTGGAAACGCTTGGCTAGAACTGTTAGGACGGGTGTAAGATTTCTTGACAATGTTCTTACAGTTAACACTTTTCCAACTGAAGAGTGCAAAAAGGTAGGGGAAAGATCAAGACGCATAGGTCTAGGGGTCACAGGGCTACATTATATGCTCATCAAGTTGGGCCTACGGTATGGAAGTGAGTCTTGCTTGGAGTTTCTTGAAAGATTATTCAGTACTATTCGAGATGAGTCTTATAAGATGTCTATATACCTATCACGGGATAAGAAGCCCTTCCCTGAGTTTGATTACAAGAAGTACCTAGATGAAGATTTTGCAAAAACTCTCCCCGCTCGTATTAGGATGCTTATCAAACGACACGGCATTCGCAACGCTGTTATGCTTACTATCCCTCCTTGTGGCACTATCAGTATGTTGCACGGGGTTAGTTCAGGTATTGAGCCTATCTTTTCTGCTATGTATTCCCGTCGTTATAGGAGCAACAATATTTGGAAAGAAACCCTAGTTGTTGATCCTTTGTTCCAAGAATATTATGATCAGAAGAAACCGCTGGATCCATTCGTCGGCGCTTTTGACGTTGCCCCAGAAGACCACATCAAGGTACAAGCAACCATCCAGAAGTTCATCGACTCCTGTATTTCAAAAACAATTAATCTTCCCTCTACCGCTACCTCTGAATCGTTTTCTAAAGAAGCTCTGGACTATGCTCCTTATCTTAAAGGATTAACAGTGTATAAAGCAGGAGCAAAGGAGGGGGAACCCTTGGCAGCTATCGAGTTAACTCAAGAGAACATTGATAAATACATGGTTCAACCAGTAGAGGCAGCAGTACAAGCAGGGGATGTTTGTTCCCTTGCAGGAGGTGAGTGTTAGAATGAGTAAGTTTTTAAGTTTAGTAGTTTTTTTCGTGTTAGTATGTTGTCCTTCTCTTTACGGACATGGAGGGACCTATAGAGGGCCTGGAGATACCGTTCCCCCTGGAGGGGGTGGAGGAGGAGGTGGAGGAGGTCCTAACTCCCCTGGTCCTACACCCACTCCTAATGGTCCTAAATCCCCTGGTCCTAGCTCCCCTAGTCCTGCCTCTCCTGGCTCTCCCGCAGGACAGCCAGGAGGAGGTCCTGCCAAACCTACCTCTCCCGCAGGTTTAGGAGGCCCAGACCTAACTCAGTGGTCTTTTTGGTGGGAGTTTAATAAAGATCCTTACTTAGCTCTTAAGAATAAGATCCATAAAGGAGGTCCACGTACTGGTGGAGATGATTTCTTCTTAGGTCATGGTGAGAAGGATCAATCATCTGATATTATTGGAGTTAGTCCTTTAATTATACGAGATAAAATTATTCCTGCTCTTTTAGATTCATTAGAGACTCAAAACAATAATGACATTATCACAGGATGTCTTATGTCCTTAGCTAAAATAGGTAATCAAACTGTGCAGGATAGTTTTGTACCTGTTATTATTCCTTTTCTAAAGGATAGTAATCAAGAGATTTCAGAGACTGCTGCCTTAGCTCTAGGTATTTTAGGATCGGAAGAGAGTATTCCCCTGCTAACTGCTTTGGTATTAGATACTAGAGAAGGAAGGGTGGCAGTAGGGAGAACCAACGAGGTTCCATTCCGTACTAGAACCTTTGCTGTTTATGCGTTAGGGTTGATCGCTAGCGAATCAGACAACCCAGCAGTTGTAGCAAGTATCTCTACAGAGTTAAGAGGTATTATTGTAGAGGATAAATCTAGCTACAAAGATGTAAAGATTGCTGCTGTAGTTTCCCTAGGGTTGCTTAACCTTGATACAGAGGCTAGGGTTGAGCAGGTAAGATTTTTGCTAGATTACTTTAAGAACGAGAGAAATAATCACTTGGTCCGTGCCCACATACCAGAGGCCTTAAGCTTTTCTATAGCTAACGCTAATGAAGAGGAGTACGCACTCTACAAAGAGGTTATATGCAATGAGTTCCTCAGCAGACTAACGTACACTAGCTCTGAGAAAAGAGAAGTTCAGCAGAGTTGTGTTATAGGCTTAGGGTTACTTGGTGACGCTGACAATGATGAGATAGATAAGAAGATTAGGAAAGCTCTATTTAAGATTCCTGTTAATGTGTCAGACCAGCAGACTAGATCGTTTACCTTGATTGCATTGGCTACACTAGGAAGCAAGCAAGGGACTGGGCCTGATGGCTTGGCAGGCACTGGTGAGGTCCAAAAGTACCTGATCACCCAGGTTCAAAAAGGTAAGAGTTTTGCGAAACCATGGGCTTACATTTCCTTGGGTGTTTTATCAAATCGCTTAAGGGAGGCGCAGTTACCTGTTCCTGATATTATTTCTAAAGTACTTCTAGATGGAGTGGAGTCTGAAAAATCTCCTAATAGAGTAGGTGCTGCTTGTATAGCAACTGGACTAGCAGGAGTTTTTGATGTAGAGGGTCTTCTCTTAAAAAAGCTCAGCAAAACAAGTGATGGTCCTACTAAGGGCTACATTTGTGTGGGTTTAGGATTACTTAATGAGCGTGAAGCTATCGAACCCATTAAAGAAATTATAGGTAAGTCTAAGTTCCGACCCGCACTAATACAACAGGCAGCTATAAGTCTTGGGCTCATGGGAGACTACTCCCTAGTCCCAGACTTGGTTATGATGCTCAAAGAATCTAGGAGTACTGCTACGCAAGCTTCTATTGTAATGTCTCTAGCCTTTATTGGAGACTCAAGATCTGTTGATCCTTTGGTTGAACTACTAAACGATGATACACATACAGAAAGAGCTAGAGGTTTTGCTGCTGTGGCATTAGGTATGGTAGCAGATAGGATGCTTTTGCCTTGGAACTCAAGCCTTAGCTGTGATTTAAATTATCGAGCATCTACCCCAACTCTTAATGCGTTGGAAGGAACAGGTATTCTTAATATTCTTTAAATGTTAACATTATATGAATGGATCTGTGAGCCTTGTAGTATCTTCTGGGACAGAGAGTGTAAGCTAGGTAAGGCTCCGCAAAAAACCAAGTGTCCTAAGTGTAAAAAGCTTAGCGAACGCTACTGGAGGAACTCAGGCATTGGTATCTCCTTCAAGGATGATGGTGCTGGTAACTCTAGCAACCCAGGAGCTAATGATTTCCATACAATTAAGAGACGCTATCAGAAGCACGCAGAGGAGGGGTATGATAAGCAGTCTGGAGATCGTTTCCTAAGGCGAGAAATTAAAAAAGCTAAAGAGGCTATGGATGATGAGTCTTTCCGCTACAAATCTGCTACTATTAATTATGAAAAGCTAGCGGAAGATGGTAAGGTTCGTAAGCTATCAGATAAAGAGGCCTCAGAAAAGGTAGAAAGGTCTAAAAAATTGACCATGGACGCCTATGATAAAGCTAACAAGATGGGCTACAAGGACATTGGTAGCGAGACTTTAGACATTTCTAAACCCCAAAAGCAGCAGTAATATGGCCTACGATTTTTCAGACAATATCCAACGGGGTATTCTCTACCTATTGAAATCCAATAAGGATTTCTATCATCAGATTATAAACCTAGTTAAGGCTGATTATTTTGAGTACCCTGCTCACTCTAAGATTTTCAGTGTCGTAGAGGAGCACTATAAAGAGTACGGAAAACTTCCCACTGATGATTTTATTACCCAAGATGTTAAATCATCTTTAGGTCGTAGGGAGAACGCATCTGATTATGAGGATGAGCTACTCCTCGTCAATAACATCGACGCCTCCACCGTAGGCAACCCTGAGTACCTGCTTGATCTAGTCGAGGGGTTCGCCAAAAAGGAGGCGATGAAAATTGCCATTGCTGAAAGTATTTCGCTAATCAAGGAAGAGAGGACAGAGGAGGTAGAAGACCTCGTTCGCAAAGCTCTCCTTGTTAGCAGGGATATCAACGTAGGACAGAACTACTTCAATAGTGTGAAAGATCGTTGGGATAGAGTCTTCAATCTTAAGACAGAGATGAAGCACAAGACTATCCTTCCTGCTCTTGATAAATCACTGGAAGGTGGGCTTGGGAATGGAGAACTAGCCATGGTGGTCGCTCCCCCTGGTACTGGTAAATCATTGTACCTTGTTAACCAGGGTGTTCATGCTATGACCGAGGGTAAGAAGGTACTGTACCTGTCCTTGGAGATGAGCGAGGATAAGATCGCACAGAGATTTGATTCTGTTATGACCTTGGTTCCTCAGCAGAAGCTCAAAGAATCCTCTAACCAACTGACCGTCAAGGAACGCTTGGACCTCTTCCGAGAGCAGTTCCCTGGTAGTGAATTGGTTATCAAGGAGATGCCTACTGGACAGGCCTCGGTCAATACCATTCGTAGCCTGCTGGTTCAGCTTGAGAACTACGAGGACTTCACCCCTGACCTCCTGATCGTAGACTATCTGGAACTCCTACGCCCCGTTCGAGAGATCCAACAGGAGTATCTTGCTCAGCAGCGCATCGCAGAGGAGCTTAGAGGGGTAGGCATGGAGCACAAGACGCTCGTATGGACTGCTACCCAGACCAACAGGCAAGGACGCTTGGTTAAGGTTATTACAGACGCCGAACTAGGAGACTCCTACGGTAAGATTAGAACTTGTGATTTCGCTATCTCTCTGAACCAAACAGAAGAAGAGTACGATAATGGTAAGATGAGAGCTTATGTTATCAAGTCTCGCAACGGACGCCCCCGTTTTATCGTTCACATGGATATAGATTACGGAACACTTAGGATGGAACAAGGTGAGTCCCCTCTGCCTGGAGAATAATATGGCTAAAAAACTAACTATTCCTGAGCACCCTATGGTAGTACATTCTAACCTAAGAACCTTTGAGATTAAGCATAAGGTTATGGAAGGTGCAGACGGTAAGTTAGAGTTTGACGAAAGTATAATGTACCTTAACCCTAATCAGCAGACTATAAGCCTGTACAAGCAGACTCTTTTACATGAGCTACTGCATATTGTTTATGAGCTAGTGGGGATGGACCCAGAGGAGGAAGAGGACATGCCTAAATATACCAACGAATTCCTTGTAACTGTGTCAACTAATACTATTATGCTCCTGGCGTCTATGAATCAAGAACTCTTTGAGTTTATCTTCAGTAAAGACTAAATAATATATGAAAGACATAAACAGTAAAGATATCCTCCTCAGGAGGAACAGATCATTAACAGCCCTTTCCGTATACATCGGAGGAAGGTGGGTATTCACCTATCCTACAGAGGTAGTGAAAACCAAGGACCAACAGGACTTTTTCCTAATCAGTGTACCTTTTGGCTTGGTAAAGCAAGGCACCCAAGACCCTAAAATAACTACGATAAAGGGAGCCCCTGGGGACTACGTTGCAAGGGATCAAACAGGAACCTATTGTCTGGTCACAGCAGAACAGTTTAAGCAGCTATTCCCAGCCCCCAACCCGAATCCCCCAAAGTCTTCTAACAACTCAGATCAGCTAAAAGACCCTAAATTTATAACTAATATTAACAAACAATCTAAGACCTAGACCTATAATACAGCATGGTAACACTAACAGAATCACTAGATGATTTCACCTGGGACAACTACAAAGGCATCACAGATGCCCTCACTTTATTTGATGAGAATAGGGTAGAGGAGGAGATGTCTAAGCAGGCTTCCATTTATTCGTATTACTACGGACTCATGAGCCTAGCTAAAAAGATGGTCAACGACAGGAGCACACAGCTTGATGAGTATTCATCCCTGTTCCGTAAGACAGCTAAGGGTAATTCTAGTGTCAAGCTAACCGCTAAAGACTTGGATGATCTTGTCTTCTCAGACGAGAGATACAACACAAAACAATTATACTTGAACGAAGCTACGTTCAAATACGAGATGCTCAAAGGATTGGTTCGTTCCCTTGAACATAAACGAGACATGCTGGTGCAATTGTCTTCTAATAAACGAGCCGAAACTAAACTATACAACTAATAACTAAGGAAACTAAACATGGCTATCGACCTCGACGCTCTAAGAGCAAAGCACGAACAACTTAATAAACCCGCCGAAGGTGGTGGGGATTTCATCAATAACTTTTACAAGATCCCTGAAGGATCTAACCTCGTCCGCATCATGCCTTGGAAGGATGAAGAGTCTCAGTTCTATGCAGAGACTAAGATTCACAGGGTTCCTAAATCACTTGACAATCTTAAGGAAGTTAGGAACGTACACTGCCGTAAGGTTCACGGGGAAGCATGTCCCATGTGTGACCTTTACTTCGGTCTTTGGAAGACTGGTAAGCAGGAAGACGAAGTTCTTGCACGGGTCATCAAGCCCCGCGCACGCTACTACATGAACATTCTAGACCGAGAAACTGAGGAAGTAAA